GATGAAGAGTTTATAACTAGTTTTTCAGAAGAATATGTTAATTTTGTCCCAGAAGATATGATTGAATTTCAGTACACTCGACCTTCACGCATTCCAGATCGCTCGGGTTTGCTTCGGCATCCCTTGCATGGGGCTTTTGAAACATCAAAGAGACCAGCACCAATGCGAATCTCCGAGTTGCCTGATTCAATTTATGAGACTTTGAAAACAGACAATCAAGGGAAATTAAATTTAGTTTTAACTTTGACAGAAAAATGGACAGATGAAGCGGTACAAATTAATCCTGGGGTTTTTGAATTTTTGGGAAAATTTAGACAGTCAATGTTTGATTATTTTTATTTGTATTTATCACAATATCGTTTTGGTTTGATTGAAGATTATTTGAATCCTTATCCTTTAGTTAAGCATCAATATGTAGTTGGTGAAGCTGGTGGCGTAGATCATAAAACTAGCTTGGGTTTTCCTTTTAATCGCAGTAAGAAAACTGTTTTGGATGTGACTCTTGAAGGAGTGAAATCTTGGAACGGGACTCCCTTAGCCAATCAAGTAAAAGAACGAATTGAATTTAAAGAACAGATGGCAAAACAGGGAGTACGGGTCTATTCGCCCTTCACAACTTGCATCAAAGACGAATTGAAAACAGTTGGAAAAAAACCACGTTTATTTGCAGCGGGTGCTTTTGATCATGTGGCTTTATTTATTAAATATTTTGGAGTTTTTAAGGCTGCTTGGATGAATGAAAGATCTAATTTGTTTCATGCTGTTGGTATAAATGTTGATTCTTCTGAATGGACCATGATGGCCAACGAGCTTGAAGGGTTTTCACAATATTGCTTTGGTTTAGATTACAGGGATTTTGATGGTAGAATGTCTTCGAGTATTTTAGGCTGGGTTTGTGATTTGGTTAATGATTTAATTTTTAAGATAGAAAAAGAACAGAATATAACAAATGCAGAAGAAAATTTTGCAATCCGGAGAGTTTTAGTTCAAGATGTAGTTAAAACAATGCACTTCACAGCAGGGAATTTATGGTTTGCAACACATGGAAATCCTTCTGGTCAATGGGGTACAACTCTTCACAACTGTCTTGTTAATCTAGTTTTAATGTGTTATTGTGTTTATAAAGCAACTGGGGTTTCAAATTTATTTTCAATGACCAAATTAATTAAAATTTTCTGTTTTGGAGATGATGGAGTAATTGCAGTTCACCCAACAATAGTAGACAAGATAGGCTTGACTTTTGTAATTAATACAGTTGAAGATGATCTTGGTATGCATATGACACCTGATACTAAAGCCGACACGTGGGAGGAACATAACCCACTCAGTCAAGTGACGTTTTTGAAACGAGGCTTTAAACAACATGGGAGTGTTTGGTTGTCACCCGTAGACCCGGCATCATTGGAAACTCAATTTTGTTATTCTTTCATTAAAAGTTCTGATCATGTAGCAATATGTAATCAAGTTCTTGAGGGTTTAATTTCAGCATCTAAAACTTCACCGGAGTACTTTGATTTCTTTCGGGATCGTATCTTTAGGGTAGCGCGGCAGCGCAAGCTTGAATATTTGTATCCTTATTTGGTTGATTTTAGTTATTCTTTTTCTATGGTTATGAATCGTTTGGGAATGATGGATTTAGATTTTGAGCAATTTAAAGTAGATCAAATTTTTATTGGTACTTGGCAACGTGGGTTCTATAAGCATGTTGGTTTTGTTATTTATTTAGCAGTAGAGGATGAATGGTTTTTGTTTGAGCGCAATGGTTTTGATTCACCTGGTGGTCTTTTTCCGAATTTGTTTAACTCCAATAGCGGTCAATGGATAATAGCTCCTTTAAAGGTAGATGATCTTCCAGAAATTAAACACATCTCTTTCTATGTAAAACAAGACTTACCTCTTAAAACTTCAAGAATTTTTGAAGCCTTTAATTTTTTCCGATCAAATTGTCATCAATACATTTTTTATGATAGAGTAGCTTTTGTTTTGAATGATGATGTAAGTGTGCCTGAACATTTTGATTTTTTGACAACAGAATATAATTTTATTTTCAACAATTGTCAACATGGGGTTATTAATTTTGTCCCGGAGTTCAAATCTCACTCAGAAGTCAAACTAGCCACCCCAGCAGCAAAAACCTCAGTAATAACAGCGGGAGTGGCATTGGGTGTATCCCTGATAGCAGGCGCATGTACAGCAGCAGCGTCTTATACTGAGTCGTCCTGGGACAAGACGTTAAACTGCCTAGGTAACAAACTGGAACGGACAACGACCAACGACGGGGCGCCGAACGCACAAACTGAAAACATGGAATCCAC